ATCAAATTTATTACGCAACTCAGTTTTTAGCGGAGGTTTCATGAAGCGCGATCCGATCACATCGCCAACTTCGGCTATCCGCATAATGCAGGGCGCGATCCGGGAGATTGCACCTCCTGGCCATGTCCGCTTGCAGGATGAGGACTGGCCTTTCTGGCATTCCGTCATTGCTGAGTTCGCGCGAGCGGAATGGACTGATCACCAATTGGAACTCGCGGCATTTCTCGCAAGGGACATGGCGAACCTTGAGCGCGAACAATTCGAATTGCGCCGCGAGGGTTCGGTAATGGCTACCGAACGCGGCACGCCAGTTGTCAATCCGCGCAAGGCAGTCGTTCAGGCCACGGCTTCAACAATCCTGTCGATGCGTCGCAGTCTGTCACTCCACGCGCGCGCGCAAGGGGGTGAGGCTCGTGAAGTCGGCAAGCGCAAAGCTATCGGCAGAGCGGTGGAATCGGAGAGCGGCGGGCTGGATCGCTTGCTGGCTGCATAGGGTGGCGAAACGAAGCCGCGCGGCGGACGTGATAGAGTTCATTGAGCGGTATTGCAGAGTTCCAGAGGGTAAACTTGTTGGCCAGCCAATCAAACTGGCCGGCTTTCAAAAGAAGTTCATCAAGGACATATTCGACAATCCTGCCGGAACGCGCAGGGCGTATCTGGCCCTAGCTCGCAAGAACGGAAAGTCGGCACTGATTGCGGCGATTGTGCTGGCGTTCGTTGTAGGGCCGGAAAAGCAGACGAATGCGCAAGTGGTATCGGGGGCACGGTCTCGCGAACAAGCAGCACTCATTTTCAAGCTCGCTTCGAAAATGGTTTATCTCAACCCGGTCTTGGTGAGGCTGGTCAGGATCATCCCATCTGCCAAGACGATCATTGGGTTGGTGGCAAATGTTGAGTATCGGGCGATCAGCGCGGAAGCCGGCACCGCGCACGGCTTAAGCCCATTGCTCGCGATTCTGGACGAGGTTGGACAGGTTCGCGGGCCGCAGGATGATTTTGTCGAGGCCATCGAGACGGGTCAGGGCGCGCACGAGAAGCCGCTGTTGATTGCGATATCGACGCAGGCACCTTCGGATGCGGATTTGTTTTCGCTTTGGCTTGATGATGCCGAGCGGTCGAAAGACCCGACGATTGTCAGCCATGTCTATGCGGCACCGAAGGATTGCAAGCTCGATGACCGCAAGGCTTGGGCGGCGGCAAACCCGGCGCTCGGGATATTCCGCTCGCTGGAGGACGTTGAGGCGCAGGCCGAAAAGGCAATGCGACTGGCCAGTGCCGAAAATGGCTTTCGCAACCTGACGCTGAATCAGAGGGTAACGAGGTTCACGCCGTTCATTACGCCTTCGACATGGAAGGAGTGCGGCGGACCGGTTGAGGATGAAGTCTTTCTCGAGGGGCCGGTTTACGGTGGTCTCGATCTTTCGGTCACGACCGACTTGACAGCATTCGTCCTGATCGCGCGGCGGGCTGGTATCTGGCATGTCAAATCAACTTTCTGGACGCCGGAAGCTACATTGAAGGCGCGCTCGCAGCGGGACCGGGCACCGTATGACGCATGGGTTCGGGACGGGTTCATGAAGGCCACGCCCGGCCCTGCGGTCGAATATGATTTCGTGGCGCGCGACATTGCCGAGATGACGGCCGGGATGCAGATCGAGCAGATCGCATTCGACCGCTACCGCATGGCGACGCTGCAAAAGGAACTGGATCGAGCCGAGATTGTCTTGCCGTTCGTTCCGTTCGGGCAGGGCTATGTTTCGATGGCCCCGGCGATCGATGCGACAGAGATAGAGTTTTTGCACAAGCGGGTTCGCCACGGCGGGCATCCTGTGCTGACAATGTGCGCGGCAACGGCGGTCATGGTTTCCGATCCGGCTGGGAACCGCAAGCTGGACAAGTCGAAATCGACGGGCCGCATCGACGGCATGGTTGCCTTGGCGATGGCTATGGGTGTGGCGGCGGCAGGGGAGGTTGAGATGGTTCAAACTTCCCCTTGGGATGACCCTGATTTCAGCCTGGTGGCGGCATGAAGCTGTTCGGATGGGAGATCGGCGGGGCCGAACAGCGCATCATTACGAAAATACCGGGGATTGAGCAAAAGGGAGCCACGATCCTTTCGGTTCTCGGGATGGGCGATATCGACCTGCCAAACATCAGCATCGATACGGCGCTGCAATCCCCTGCCGTGCTGGCGGCTGTTACGTTTTTGCCTCGCTCTCTCGCAGCGTTGCCTTTGCATGTGTTCAGGAAGACCGATGAAGGGCCGCAAAAGATTGTTGGCGGGCTTGAGACATTGATTCACGAAGCCCCGAACCGGGAGTGGACGAGCTTCAAATTACGTCAGTATTTCTGGCAGCAAGTGTTTACTGGTGGTCGGGGGATGCTCTGGATCGAGCGCTCCGGGCCGAATATCACCGGTTTATACCCAATGAACCCGGTGAAAACCACGATCAAGCGCAGTGGCTTGGGCGAAACGACTTACGAGGTCGAGGGAAAGAAATATCCGGCGGCGGACGTTATCGATGTTCCGTTCATGCTAAAGGCCGATGGCCTCTGCCATTACAGTCCGATCATGCTCGGAGCGAAGGCAATCCAATTGTCGCTGGCCATGAACGAGTATGGATCGAAGTTCTTTGCCGGTGGTGGTGTTCCCCCCTTGGCCATGTCCGGCCCGCTTCCTGCCGGGCCTGAGGCAATGAAGCGGGCAATGGACCAGATCGGGCGGGCAATTGCATCGGCCAAGGAAAACAACGGGCAGATTGTGCCAATGCCGCCGGAGCATAAACTGACGCCCATCGGGTTTGATCCTGAAAAGGGGCAGATGACTGACGCTCGGCGGTTTCAGGTTGAGGAAATTTCGCGGATATACGGTCTGCCCCCGGTCTTCCTGCAAGACCTGACGCACGGGACGTTCTCGAATACCGAACAACAGGATTTACATCTCGTCAAGCACCTGATTTCGCAATGGGCGCAGGCGCTTGAGGAAGAAATGAACCTCAAGCTGTTCGGCCAGCGCAACGGTGGCCGCTACGTTGAACACAATGTCGATGGGCTGTTGCGGGGAGATTTCAAGACGCGGATGGAAGCCCTTTCGTCTGGTGTCCAGAATGCCTTGCTTACGCCGAATGAGGGCAGAGCGCTTGAAAACAGGCCGTCGAAGCCAAATGGCGACGATCTCATGATTCAGGGGGCGACCGTCCCTCTCGGGACGCAACCGAATGATTTGAACGGAGGGGCGCAATGACCCTTGAGAAGCGAACTCTTTCCAGCCCGGTCGAGGTCCGCAAGGCTGAAAACAAGCAGACCGTCGCTGGATATGCGGCGCTCTTCAATAGCGCGGCAGATATTGGCGACGCTTTTCGGGAAATCATTGCGCCGGGGGCATTTTCAGAGACAATTGACGGAGATATTCGCGCGCTTGTCGATCACGATACGGGGCGGATTATCGGACGAACGACAGCCGGGACTCTTCGCCTGAAAGAAGATGATAAGGGATTGGCTGTCGAGATCGACCTTCCCGATACGACCGATGGCCGAGATTTGGCCGTCAGCCTCGAGCGCGGGGATATCTCCGGCATGTCGTTCGGCTTCCGGGTTACTCATGATGAATGGGATGAAACCAAGGATTTGCCAGTCAGGACGATCCACAAGGTCGATTTGTTCGAGGTCTCGGCGGTGGCATTCCCGGCTTATGACGATACTTCGCTGGCGCTCCGTAGCCTTGAGGCATCGCGTATCTCACACAAGCAGATCAACCGCATGGGCTATTTCACCCGTAAGGCGCAACTGGATCAGCGCGCGCGCGGCATAATCTAGTTTCCCGGCATTGCCGGAGGCAGGCGCGGCTATTTCGCGTCACCTTCACCCGCCTTTGGCGGGTTTTTTCATGCCCGAAGGAGGGCTAAAAAATGTCTCTCACACAACTCCAAGAAAAGCGTGGCGAACTGCTCACGCAGGCCCGCGCCGCACTTGAGGAAATCAAGGGCAATACCGAAGAGGCCCGTGCGGCCGAGCTTGAATCTCGCCACGATACGATCATGGGCGAACTCGATGCCCTCGACAAGAATATCGAGCGCGAACAGCGCACGGCCGATGCCGAGAAAGCTCAGGAAGAACTGCGCAGCAAGCAGCGGCCCGAGATGGGCGGCAAGGAAACCAAGGGGCAGGAAGAACCGGAAGCCGCAAGCTACCGTGATGCGTTCGTTGCGCTGGCCCGCGCCGGTTTCGACCCGCAGGAAATCTCCGCCGAACATCGCGCCGCTTTGAAGGCCGGGATTACCGACCTCAAGGAAATGCGCGCCCAGACGGCGGGGACGACCACGGCGGGCGGATATACCGTGCCGACCGACCTTGCTCGCGAAATCGACAAGACCCTCAAGATGTGGGGACCGATGTATGACGAAGCGATCTGCACCGTGCTTTCGACATCTTCGGGCAATCCCATCGATTTCCCGACGACTGACGACACCGCGATTGCAGTGGCGCAGCACACCGAAGCGGCGGCGATGACCGACGATGGCGGTGTCGATGCGGTTTTCGGCAAGATGACCCTCAATGCCTACGCCTATGATACGGAATGGGTGCAGATTTCGATGGAACTGTTGCAGGACAGCGCGGTCGATATCGAACCCTTCATTGGCGGACTGCTTGGCGAACGTCTTGCGCGTCGCGTCAATGTCGAGCTGACGACCGGCGACGGCACCGGTGATCCTAACGGTATCGTTACCGCCTCAACGGCTGGCAAGACGGCGGCTTTGACGACTGCGTTCACCTCGGACGAGGTTATTGACCTTTTCCACTCGGTCGATCCGGCCTATCGTTCGTCTCCCAAGGCAAGGTTCATGTTCAACGACCTCGTGCTGGCGGCAATTCGCAAGCTCAAGGACGGCGACGGCACCTATATCTGGCAGATGGGCGATATCCGCGTCGGCTCGCCGGGGTCGTTGCTTGGCCAGCCCTACAGCGTCAACCAGGCCATGTCATCCACGTTCACGACCGGCCAAAAGCTGATCCTGTTCGGAGATTTCAGCAAGTATTACGTCCGCAAGGTCGGCTCGCCCGTCATCGGTGTGCGGCGTGAATACTACTGGCCGAATATCGGGCTGGCCGGGGTTGTCCGTCTTGACGGCGATCTGATCCAGACCGGGGCTGTGAAGCACCTCAAACTCGCCTGACCGCATTGGGGCTGGCCTTCGGGCTGGCCCCTTCTTTTTGAAGGAGAAGCCACATGGCTGGCGGATACAACACAACGGGCTATCGCAACCGAGATGGCGTCCATGTCGTGCAGGGGCAGACCGCTGTCACACAGGCGACGAGCATTTCGACGGGCGTCACTTGCTCGGCCTATTCAGGCGTTATCACGACCGTTTCTCAGACGGTTGCAGCGGCTGGAGAGGCGCAGTTCACCGTTACCAATACGAAGGTTGCCGCAACCGATGTTGTGGTTGCCTGCATCAAGACTCACACATCGGGCGGGACATTCATTGCAGCGGTTACGGCTGTTGCGGCTGGGTCTTTCCAGATCACCCTGACCAACCTCCACGCTTCTGCGGCTGGTGACAACGTTCTTGTCATCAACTTCATTGTCTTGAAGGCAGAAGCGTGAAGGTGAGACTGCTGGTCGGCTTGTCAAACGGCAAGAAGCCCGGCGATATCCACGAATGCGACGAGGCAGAAGCGGGGCGCATGATTGCATCCCGTTTCGCCTTGCCATTCGTTGAGGACAAGATTGAGCGCGCCGTCAAGCCCGATCCTGTCGAAACGCGCCCGGCCAAAAAGACCAAGCGTGGCTGACGTAAATCTACTGCTTGCCACCCATACAACGGGGATAGTGACGCCGCCCTATGCACAAGCGCTCGCCCTTGCTTGCGCGCATCTGGCAGCGAAGGGTATCAACCACTTCCCGTTGATCCTGCCTGATCCGCTTGTCGAGAGTGGCCGGAACAGGCTCGCGGCATTCTGCCTTGAGCACGGCTTCACGCATATCCTGTTCATCGACGCCGATATCCAGTTCACGTCGGCCGATATTTTGCGGCTGATCGCGGATGATAAGGATTTCGTCGTCGGGGCCTATATGAAGAAGATCGAGCGGGAGGAATACGCGGTCTCGTTCATCCCTTCGGCTGACGGCTTGGTCGAAGAATGCCCCAAGACGGGTTGCCTCAAGATCGCGGGGGCAGGGGCCGGGTTCATGATGCTCAAGCGCTCGGTGCTTGAGACCATGCGCGACCGGATGCCGGAGACGATATACACGGATTATGCCGGGCGCGATAAGCCAACCCTGATCAACGGGTTTTTTGCGAACGTGATCGAGGACGGGATGCTCTGGTCGGAAGACCTGACATTCTGCAACCGCTGGCGCGCATTGGGTGGCGACATCTGGTTAAACCCTTCGATCACGCTTTCACATTGGGGCACATACATGTGGCGCGGTTCTATCCTCAACCAACTGGAGGATTTTGCCGCCCCGGAATTGAAGGCTGCGGCGTGAAGCATTTCTATTTCGATATCGATGGATGGTTTCACTTCCCGCATATCTACAGGGAGGCCGTGGAGCGCCTTGACGGGCTGTTTGTCGAGATCGGGGCATGGAAGGGCTGTTCAACCGCTTTCCTCGCTGTGGAGGCGGTCAGGAGCGGCAAGGCGATAGAGATTCACGTCGTGGATACCTTCGAGGGGTCCGACGAAGACGCGCACCATAGCGATCCTGATTTGAAAGACCTTCGCGCGGTTTTCGACCGCAACATGGCACCGGTTCTGGACAGGCTGACGGTTTACCAGATGCCGAGCGTCCAAGCGGCCAAACTGTTTGCGGATGGCTCTGTTTCGCTCTGCATGATCGACGGCGCGCATGATTACAAAAGCGTGAAAGACGACATTGCGGCTTGGCTTCCCAAGATGAAGCCCGGCGGATGGTTATGCGGCGATGATATTGCATGGGGCGATGACATGCCGGTGTTTCGCGCGGTTGAGGAAATGCTTCCCGGCTGGGTGCGGCGTGGCTGTGCCTGGACATATCAAATCTGAACGAAAGGGGCTGATAAATGGCCAATATTGTCTTCAATATCGCCAAGGGCAGGGTTGTCGAATATTATAACCGTGTAAAGGGCAACGACCCGGCTGCATCGGCAATTATCCTTGTGCCCATCGAAACCAGCGGCCTTGAAGCTGACGCCACCTTGATTGACAAGGATGATCTGGCTGCGGTGCTTTCTGGCACGACCAATGAGCAAACGACGATGGGCCGCAAGACCCTTACGGACGCTGAGCTCGCTGCACTGCCTGCGCCGGACGATACCAACGACCGCTACGATGTCTCGCTTCCGACAACGACATGGGCAGCGGCAACCGGCAACGGGATCAGCAAGATTCTTGTCTGTTATGATGCTGATACGGCAGCGGGAACGGATGCCAATATCATCCCGCTGACGATGTTCGACTTCGCCCAGACGCCAAGCGGAGCAGATATCCAGATGACGACCGGGGTGTTTTTCCGCGCGAGCTGATCCTTTGGCAACTGAACGAAGGATTTAGCCCATGGCATCCGGCGACACCCTTGCAGGCTTCCTGCCGCAAGCCAATGAGCCGCCAAGCTCGAACAATGCGGCACTAGACACGCGCAATAGCATTTGGGTTCTTGATTTTGACCCGACCACGAGTGAAAGCGCGATCTTTCGCGGGATGCTGCCAAGCAATTATGCGGGCGGCGGACTAACGCTTGAGATATGGTGGGCAGCGACAAGCGCCACGACCGGCGACGTTGTGTGGGGCGGCTCAATCGAACGCGCGCAGGAAGGTGGCAGCGACCAAGATACCGACAGCTTCGCGACCGAGCAGTTGAGCACTGCAGTAACGACCAACGCGACTTCCGGCATCAAGAACAAGTCAACGATCACCTTCACGTCCGGCGCCAACATGGACAGCCTTGCAGCAGGTGAGCCGTTCCGACTGAAAATCGCGCGCAAGCCAGCTGATGCCGGAGACACGATGGCGGGCGATGCCGAGTTTTTCGAAGCCTGTTTGAAAGAAACCTGAGCGGGAGGCTGACGAATGGCCTACCTGTTCAACGGCGCAACGCACGTCATTAGTCGTGGCGACGCGATTGTTCAAACATGGCCGATCACAATGCATGGCCGTGTCAGGCTCTCCAATTCAGGGGACGGCCTGACGCATAACATTCTCTACCTATCGGAAGCGGCGGTTCACAACGGGTTCCGCATTCTGGTGGAGTTGAATGGCGGGACAATGAAAGCCCGCTGTGGCACGCGCGCCGGCGGTGTTGCGGCAAACGGAACGACAACAACGTCGATTAGCGACAGCAATTGGCACAGCGTCATTGGGCAGATTACTTCCGCCACGGCTCGTCAGGTTTGGCTTGACAATGCGGGCAATGGTTCAAACGCCACCAGCCTGACGCCGGGCACACTGACGAAGACGGTGATTGGGGCGCAGGACAGCGGCGGGGCGCTTAGCGGCAATGTCGGGCACGATCTTGCCGATCTTGCGATTTGGTCGGGGACGCTGACGGCGGATGAAAGGGCTGCGCTCAATTCTGGTGTCTCGCCAGCGCTGATCAGGCCGGATATTCTTGAGATTTATGTGCCCATCATCCGTGATCCTACGGACCTGATGGGGAGTGTATTCACGGTCACGGGCGCGACGGTTTCGGATCATCCACGTGTTTACATGCCCGCGCGGGCTACATTCGTGCCAAAGACCACGGTCATCATTGGCTCAACCGGAACGGCGGTTGAGACGGACACCGCGCTTTCGCTGGCTGCGGTTCAAATTCTGGCAACCGGAGTGGCATCGGAAACCGACGCCGCTTTGGGGTTTGGTGTTGCGCGGCCTGTAGGGCTGGGAACGGAAACAGATAGCGCGCTCGCGCTGACTTCGGGGGCATCCGCTCCGGTCGGTCAGTCGGACGAAACCGACACGTCGCTAACGCTGGCAGGCGTCGCGATCATGGCCACGGGGCTGGCAGTGGAGACCGAGACGGCCCTTGCGCTGTCTGGCGTGGCAATTGGCGCGGCTGACGCCGCGATATCGGCTGAAACTTCCTTGCCGCTCGGCGCGGCTCGGCCTGCCACGGCGGCGAACGATAATGAAACGGCGCTGACCCTCTCAGCCGTCGCCATCCAGCAATGCGGGACGTCTGCGGAAACTGACGCGGCCCAATCCTGCCAGCCGGTTCAATTGAGGCTGGTAGGGGTATCGGATGAAATTGATTCAGCGCTCGGCCTGTCACCTGGTTCGGCGTCGGTCGGCATGTCTGAAACAATTGATACTGCCCTTTCCTTGTCTGGCGTGACGGTCTCCCGTTTGACCGGCCTTAGGCCAACATCTCGCGCACCAAGTCTGCGCACGAACCTTTCAACAGGCTCCCGGCCTGCCGCTGTATCAAGAGGGTGACACTATGGGCCTGAAACTGATCACGGCACCGGCTTCGACGCCCGTATCGCTTACCGAAGTCAAATCTTACATCAATGAAACGACGACCGATTTCGATACTTTGCTGACGAGCATGATCGATATCGCGACAGGCTACCTCGACGGTCCGAAGGGGATGCTTGGGCGCGCGATCATCACCCAGACATGGGAACTGCATCTCGACGATTTCTCCAACGCGATCCGTATCCCGATGGGGCCGGTCGCATCGGTGACTTCGGTCAAATACTACGATACCGCGGAAGTGCTGCAAACGGTCGATTCGGCAAATTACGCGGCCGATCTGGTTAGCAGCGACGCATGGATAGTCCCGATTTCGACCTTCGACTGGCCGGAGGTGGCGGAGGGGATCAATAACGTCCAGATCAGGTTTGTAGCGGGCGAGGCGACGGCTCCGGCTGAGATCAAGGGCGCGATGTTCATGCTGATCGCGCAATGGTTCTGGACGCGGGAAGGATCGTCCGACAAGCCAGTTACGGAAATGCCCCATAGCGTTTCCGCGATGCTGGCTAACAGTCGTCATTACGGGTTCTAGCGATGGGCGCTGGACAATATAACCGCAAGGTCGTGATCGAGAGTTCGACGGACGTTGAAAACGGGTCCGGGGGATATACTCAGACATGGGCGACGACTGCCACGGTCTTTGCCAATGCAACGCCCATTGGGGGCACAGAAGGCATCATAGCCGGGACGCTTCAGGGTTCGCAGTCATGGCGGATCAGGATGCGCTACAGGTCTTTGAGCGTGAAGCAGCGGCTCCAGATGGACGGGAAGCAGTTGAATATCGTTTCGGTTGAAGACCCGACCGGGCAGCGCCGTGAGATTGTCGTTTTCGCGGAATTTCAGCCAAGCTGATGGCACGCTCAAGAGTTCGCGGGGCGCGGTCGCTTCGCAGGACATTGAAGGCGCTTCCCGAGGCGTCAAGGGAAGAGCTTGGCGACACGATGAACGTGATCGCGTTCCGGCTTTTGGGGCAGGCAAAGGCGGAAGTTCCGGTTAGAACGGGGCGCTTGAAGGGGCTGCTTTCGGCAAAGGTTCTGGTCAAGTCGCTGTCGCTGAAATTGGGTCTGATTACGAAGCGGACGCAGAGGCAGGGATTTTACGGGTTCATTCTCGACCAGGGGCGCAAGGCCCAGACGGTCAAGGCGAAGCGCCGGAACAAGCAGACGGGGACAGTTTCGACATACGCACTTCGCGTCAGGGCCATCCCGCGCGAGCGTTATAATTTCGTGTTCGGGCGCATCCGCGATTTCCGCAAGAACGACTTGCCGAGATTGAGGGATGCGCTTGACCGGGTGCTTTCACGGGCCGCACGGGGAGGCATAGATGACTGACTTCGCGGCGGCGCTGGAAACGGCTGTTTACACGAGGCTGGCTGCTCAAGTCACGCTGGCAAGCGTTTATCAGCACGTGCCGGAAAATCAGCCTCCGCCGGTTGTGATCGTTGCCGACTTCTTTCCCGAGCAATTCGGCGGAAAGGGAGACGATTCCGAACAGATCGAGTTCGATATCGTGCAGGTCATTCGAGGCGCTGCGCGAAAGCCGCTTCATGCCTTGCAGGCCGAGGTCCGGGCCGCGCTCCACAACTGGAAGCCAGCGGACGCAAGCGGGATTTCGATCAGCGAGATCGTGCACCTCAATAGCCGCGCCCAACTCTTGGAAGACGGACAGAATTACTACGGCTCGATGCGGTTCCTGGCATTCGTCCAGCCCGCCTGATTCCCCGCGCCCGGTCGCCAGTCGGGTCGCATTCATAGGAGACTGACATGGCAAAACTACTCGGTAACAACTACCGCCTGTGGATCGATACCACGACGACCGGCGGCACCTATGCGATCATCGCGGGGCAGCAATCGCTTTCGATGACGCGCAAGGCGAATACGATCGATACGTCCACCAAGGACGATTTTCCCTATGCGACGAGCGCAGCCGGGTTGTTCGATGTTGGCGTTTCGCTTGACGGGGTTGCGACCCTTCCCGATGCGAACGGCTTCACCTTGGCGGAAACGTCATACAAGGCACAGACGACCAAGAACTTCCAGATCAGGAAGGGCGGATCGTCGGGAACGGCTGGCGATGCAGTCTGGACTGCGGCCTGCAACATTCTCGATATGTCGGTCGATTATGGCCAGAATGACAGCGTGAAATACAAGCTGGAGCTTGGCATCGCATCGGCTCCGACGACTGACGCGCTGTCGTAATGGCGGCGAACGATACGCGCGGGGAAATATCGCTCGAATTGGACGGGACGGAGTATGTGCTCCGCCCCTCTTTCGAGGCGATCAAGGCATTCGAGGACGGCACCGGCAAGAAGGGTGTTTTTCTTCTCGGGCGCATGGCCGAAGAAGACCAACTCACCCTTGGCGATGCTTCGGTTATCGTTGCCGAGTGCATCAAGGCGCACGGCCGGGCTATTGGTGACAATGCGATGGCAGCAGTCAATGCCCAGCGCATCGGCGAATTGATCATGGCGTCAGATGGCGGCTTTCTCATCGCCATGAAGAAGATCGCCTTGCTTCTCTGGATGGCTACGACAGGGGGCTATACCGGCTCGGGGGAAGTAAAGGCGACGACGAAGAAGTAGCCGATCCGCGTCGTCGCCTGATGGGCATTGCCATAACCGCGCTCAACTGGCGTCCGCCCGATTTCTGGGCCTCTACTCCCCACGAATTCTACTCCGCAATCGAGGCGATGCAAAAGCGCAACGAAGAATAGGGGCTATGTATGGCCGATGACGTCGCGAGACTTCTTATTCAGGTTTCCGCGACAACGGAACTCTTGCGGTCGAACCTCAACAAAGCGGAAGCGGCGGTCGCCCAATTCGAGCGCGGAACTAACAAGCGGCTGGCGCGTGTGGATGCCGGGTTTTCGTCTCTTGGCCGTGGGATGGGCGTTGTCAAGACCGCCGCGATTGGCTTGCTCGCATCATTGAGCGTGAGCGCCTTCACGCGGGTTGCCAAGGCCGGTCTTGAATATGCGGCATCGCTCGGGGAGATCGCGCAGCAGCTTGGCGTTTCGACCAAATTCTTGCAGGAATTCCGCTTTGCCGCGACACAGAACGGGGCCTCAATCGAGCAGGCCGATACCGCTCTCGGCAAGTTTTCAATCACTCTCGGCAAGGCGTTCAGCGGCAACAATGCTAGCGTTGATGCTGTCGCCAAACTGGGCCTGAGCCTAAAGGAACTGAAAGCCCAGTCGGACAGTGACCGCTTTGCAGCGGTTGCCGATGCCATCGCCAAGATTCCAGACCCTGCACAAAAAGCCAGTGCCGCCGTTGCGATTTTCGGCAAGGGTGCGCTGGCGCTGATACCGACGCTCAATCTGGCAGGGGAAGGATTCAGGGCGGCAGCGGCAGAGGCTGAACAATTCGGGCTAATTCTTTCCGATCAGCAAATCCAGAATGCGGACGTTACAGCCGACAAGATCGAAAAGCTGCAATCGGCGTTGCAGACCAAGATCGCAGGGACGGTTGCCGACAATGCCGACGCCATCGGGCAGTTGGCGAATGCGCTGGCCGATCTTGCGGCCAAAGCGGTTCAGGCGTTCGGTGCCTATAGCCGCCTGAAAAATCTTGGCCTTTTGCCGGGTGGCAAGGCTGACGTTCCCGCGCTTTTGAAAACAGGCACTGGACGCTCTGACCTCATCTCCACATTCCAAGGCAATGCGGACAAGGCGCGCGCAGAGGCAAGGCTTCGCGCAAGCAGTGCCGCGCTTCGGGGTGGCATCAGCCCGGCTGATCGCAAATTTATCGCTGAAAAGAACGCATTTGCTGACCGCCAACTCAATGCCGCGATTGCGGTGCGCCGTCTCGATTTACAGCGCGAGGCGGAGGCCGAACGCGCGGCAACGCCTCCCACTGGAGACAGGGGCAGCATCACGCCCGTATCCGGCGGCAGGGGCAAAAGAGGACGGGATACAAGCAAGGACGCCGAACGCGCCGCCCAAGCCGAGGCCCGCGACGAACGGCAAATCGCGCGTGACATATTTCAGGCGCAATCCGCTGAGCTTCAGGCCCGCCAGTCGCTTTCGACGAGCGCAACAGAGCGTCTTGAGATCGAACATCAACTGCTCGATCTCGAAACATCCGCACGCCGTGCCGACATTGAAGACGAGGGCAAGTCGCGGGCCGAAGAATTTCCGCTGCGCAAGGCCCAGATCGAAGCCCAGACGCAGCAACTGCTTTTGCTCAATGACCAGGTTGATCAGCAACGCCGCGCCAAACTTGACGCCGATGAACAGGCAAGGCTGGTCGATCAGGAAAACGACATCCTCGCCGATCGTCTGGATACGTATCGCTCGATTCAGGATGTTGCGCGCACCGCTGCCGACCGTGCGGAGATCGAGGAAAACATTCTCGCACTCCAGCAAGAGATCGAGCGCGCCACGCTTGAGCAGTTGATTGCGGTTGGCCGTGTGACGAACGCCGAAGAAGCGCGGGCCAATCTTGCATTGCGCCAGAAAGCGGAAAGCGTTGCATCGAGACGCCGCAATCTCGGCCCCGGCGCGTCATTCCTAGACAGTCTTCCGCAAACGGCGGGGGAGATAAACGAGGCCCTTCAGAGCATTGAAGTCGAGGGTCTGCGCTCGCTGAATGACGGTATCACCGAAGCCATTGTGAACGGAAAATCACTCGGCTCTGTTTTCAAGAGCGTTGCCAATTCCATCATCTCCGACCTTGTGAGGATCGCAGTTCAACAGGCCATTATCAAGCCGTTGGGGGAGTCCTTATTCGGAGGCGGCAGCGGTGGCGGCGGGCTGTTCAGTTCGATCCTCAACTTCGGGGCGACAGCTTTCGGCGGCGGCGCAGGCGTAAAAAGCACGGGTAACATTCTCGGCCGCGCATCGGGTGGCCCGGTCAATGCGGGCCAACCCTATATCGTCGGCGAAAAGCGGCCTGAATTGTTCATCCCTCGTGTCTCAGGAACGATTGTCCCTAGCATCAAGGGGCTAGGCGGTCAGGGCGTCCATCTTGTCGTCAATGCCCCCGGCGCGACTGCTGAAACGGTGATGTTGATTCGCCGTGAACTCGCCAACGCAGCGCCCACGATTGCGGCGGCGGCGAGCAATATGACAACCCGCAACCTATCCCGACAAAGGCTCTGACATGGCGACAATCACGCCACCTTCCGCCTTGCCGCTCCGGTCGGTCAGGTGGCAACTCAACACGCCCACGCAAGTCAACCGCTCAGAATGGACGGGCGCGCGTCAGGCGGTAATCATAGCGGGCGCGGCGCGCTGGTCGGCATCGGGCGAAATGAAGCCGATCATCAAGCAGGCGAATGCGGAAAGCTGGCAGGCGTTTTTCATCGCTCTTCGTGGGCAAGCCAACGTATTCCAGTTGCGCGCGGTCGAAAGCCAGCAAACCACGGCCAGCAACCCAACGGTCAACGGCGGGAGCCAGACGGGCAACACGCTTGCCCTGACAGGTCTTTCGGGTGCGGTTGCGTCAACCTTTCTCCCCGCCGGTTCAAAGATCACGATCCCGTTCTCGGATGGAACGTGCCAGCTTGCCGTGTTGACTTCTGCGCTTGTTGTCGGCGCGGCAACGACCGGCACCGCGACAATCGAGCCGCGCCTGCGAAAATCACCCGCCAATGCCGCGACGATAGAGGTTCAATATCCCTATGCCCTGATGGCGCTGACCTCCGACTTTTCGGGTTGGACGGTCGATAGAGGTCAGCAATACGGGTTCGCATTCGATGCGGAGGAGGCGTTCTGATGTCCGGCCCCGACGCAACAGCCGCAGCGGCACTTTCAGGCTCACTGCTTCACCCTTGCTTCGTCGGCTATCTCGATTTTTCCGGCGATCCTTTGCGCGTCACCACAGCGCCATATTCGGTCACTTTCTCAAGCACGGTCGATACCGATCTGGACGGCAATACCTTCGACGCGATGGACCCGCAGATCATCTCGGTTTCGGAAGTCCAGCATAAAGAGGACGGCTCTGAAACGGTCACAGCGTCACTCTCGGGCCTCGCCACGGTCGATACAGCATTGCTGAACATCATCGGCGATACGACGCTCTGGCGCGGTCGCGCGGCGTCATTATGGCTCATGCTCTACGACACATCCTATGCCCGCGTCGGCAATGTCTGGCGCTTTTACACGGGCCGCATGATGGCCGCTGCGCACAGGGGAGACAGTGCCAGCCAGACCATTGAAATTACCATTGAAGGGTATCTTGCCAGTTTGAGCCAGGCATCGAACCGGACATATCTCGATCAAGCCTATTTCGACAGCGGCGATCTATCGGCGGCAGCATCAATCGCCATCGCCAACGGAACGCATAACAATCGCGGCAATTCATCTGGCGTCGGCATGGGCGGCGGCGGGAACTGGATTGCCAACAGATATGTTCAGATGAAGTGAAGGCCCTGACACGGCTCCCGGATTGGGAGGAGAGACTTTCGGCATGGATCGAAGAATGCGCGGGTGCGTCGTTCGAATGGGGCAAACTCGACTGCCTGATGTTTGCGGCGGGCGGGATCAAGGCAGTGACGGGATTCGATCCGGGCAAGGGTCACCGGGGCAAATACACCAGCCATGCGTCATCTGTCCGTTATTTGAAAAAGCTCGGGGCAAATAGTCCGTCTGAGTATCTCGACGGGATATTCCCGATTGCGCCCAAGGCATTTGCCCGGCGCGGCGATCTTGTTTCGGTTGATGGTAATATAGGCGTCTGCATCGGGGGCGTCGCGCTGTTTGTTGGCGTCGAGAATGACGAGCCGGGCTTGATCCGCATTCCGTTTGCCGAGTGGCAAGCGGCTTGGGCTATCGGCTGATGGGCAAGGTTGTTCGCATTGTAGCATTGGTTGCGGCTGTTGCGCTGGCCATTCCGACCGGCGGAACGTCTCTACTTGCGGCCGGACTCGGCGTTTCAGCCCTCGCCGCGTCTGCCATCGTGTTGGGCCTTACGGTCGCGGGGACATTGCTCACCCCCAAGGCCCCAAAGATTCCCAATGCGCAAAGGGATAGGCTCTATTCGACGATAGACCCCGGCACGCCACGCAAGATGGCGCTGGGAGGCCCTACGGCGCTCGCAAACGACATTCGGTATGAGGAATGGTCCGGCACAAATCAGGACTATATCGACCGCATCGTCTGCGTGGCCAGTCATGAAATCCAGTCAGTCGATGAAATCTGGATTGAAGACCGGCAGGCTTGGACGCTTGGCGGCGGCGTTACGTCCACATTCTCGGGCTATCTCACGGTTACGATCCGCACCGTCGGGACTTCAGCAAACACGATTTCGATCAATGGTGGCGCGACATGGGGCAGCGCACAGCGGCTAACCGGTTGCGCCTATATCCATCTACAGTTCAAGACGACCGGCAATACCAAGACGGCGGAAAGTCCGTTCGCGTCCAGCATTCCGCAGCGCGTGACGATCATTGGCAACGGTGCCAAGCTCTATGACCCGCGCCTTGACACAACTGCGGGCGGCTCTGGTGCGCAGCGAGCCGACGACCAGACGACTTGGACTTGGACCTCAACGACCGGCAACAACCCGGCTCTGCAAATTCTCTACTATCTCTTGGGCTGGAAGATCGGTGGCAAGCTCGCCATCGGGCGCGGCATTCCATACGCCCGCATAGACATGGCGTCGTTCATCGCGGCGGCTAATCTTTGCGAAGAAGCTGTCTCGCTTGCCGTAGGGGGCACAGAGCAACGATACAGGTCTTATGGCGTCATATCAGAGGCAGACGCACCATCGGCTGTCCTTGAGGTTCTGTTGGCGTCTTGCGCGGGCACTCTGCGCGATGTTGGCGGACAGTTGTCGCTTTCGATCCTCCACAACGATCTGGCCTCGCCCGTTGCGGCATTCACTGACGACGACGTATTGGGCGCGTTCAACTGGCAGGGTCAAAAGGGACTAGATGAAAGTTTCAACCAGATCAGGGGAAAGCGCACAGACCCTTCGGCTAATTCGCTCTATCAGTTGGTCGATTATCCTGCCGTAACCTTGACCTCACCGGACGGGTTGGAGCGCATACACACCTTCGATCTGGCCATGGTTCAAAGCGCTTCGCAGGCTCAAAGGCTGGCCAAGCAGGAATTGCAGCGGGCGCAATATCAGGGCGTCTTTTCCGCAGAATTCAAGGCGACGGCATGGAAGTGCAAGGTTGGCGATGTTGTTACGCTGACGTTCTCGGCCCGCGCGTTCAGCGCCAAGCTGTTCCGCGTAACGGCCCAGACTGTCCGCATGGACGGCGTCGTCAACATGGAAATGCGCGAAGAGAATGCCGCGATCTATGCTTGGTCGGCAGAGGAAACGGCAGCCGTAACTCCTGCTGCGCCTTCGGTGTTCGATCCGTTGAACAGCCCGCTTATTCAAGGCATCAGTGCGGCGGCCTTGACGATCCGATATCCGGGCGCATTCCCGACCGATCCTCCAATCGGCTCACTCTATTTCGATGCGACAGCCAAGCAATTCCGCTTTGAGGGAACGGCTGTCACTTCAAATGGCGTGGCAGTCACATCGAACGGGGTCGCGGTTACGGATTCTGGATGGGTGGACGTGCAGGACATGGGCATTCCGGCAGCGGCAAACTCGGCGAACTGGTCGGGCATCGTAGATGACAATGGTGCAAAACCATCCAACTATGCTGACGTGACCGCAGATCAGACGATTGTTTCGCGGCTTTCTGGAACATCGGGGCAGGCCCTCACTACCTTTATCGGGACGGACGGGCGGACGTTCAGTCGGATCGCGGAACAAGGGGAATCGCGCGATGGAGACGTGGTTGTGTTTGCTACACCGCTTCCAGCCATCCCGCGCATGATGTTTCTGCCTGGCGGCAACGGGGCAACGGCGGGCCAGAACATCAACATTCAGGCGATTGGCCTTTCAGTTTCCGGCTTCACCATGAAGGCTAAGGGGCAGGCCGTGACGGTCGGCTCTACAATTACGGACACGGGCGCAACGGCAGGCGGTGGAGGCGAACCTTCGCGGGTCATGAACCGGACGGATTCCGGGAGTCCGTTCGATGGGGGGTTCCGGTTCAACTATGGCGTGAATGTTGGAGAGATTGCCGCAGGCGAGCCAGGCTATGTCACGGTCGGCCTCTACACGAAGCAATCCGGGGCGTGGGTTCAGGTCGGCGAGAATACACATAGCTATTCGGGCAATTTTACGACCACGGCCTATTGCTCTGCCGATTTCGGTGCGGGCAACGAATTCGGGATTTCCCAGATCGCCGCCGAAGGCTCGGGCAGCGCGTTGGGCAGCTTCAGCAGTGTTGCCTACACGTTGGGCAGCGTCACCGAAACATCGCTCACACCTTCGGGTGCGTCTCCCATCCCATGGCTGGCTTTGCTACAATGACGAACTTTGCGGAAACCCTGCCCGAGCAGAGGCCCGATCTCGCAATGCGGCAGCGTCCCGGCGGGATGGTTGAGGTTCAATGCCCGGCGTGCGGGGCATGGCGGCCTGAATTTTGCGTCACGCAACTCGACGAAACGCAGGCGGCAGCAATTGGCTCGGCTTGGGGTTGTGACGCCGATCTCTCGCATCTGGCGCGAACATCATGAGGAATGAACATGACTGAACTCCCAACCGCAACAGTCGCCAGCGCCGCAGAGAGGATCGCTGCAAGCTCCTATTTCTGGGGCCAAACATCGACAGGGCCGAGTGTCGAGAGGCGCTTTGCTGCAACCGACTTCCTGACCAAGGACGCCAGCGGCAATGTCGGGCTGGGAATTGCTCCCAGCTATAGATGGCATGTTCAAGGCGGGGACACTTCGGTCGCCTTGTATGCTGGCGTCACAAGGGCGGTCAGGTTCGCATTTTCTTCGACAGAAGCCACAATCGCGGGAACGGATCAAACTGGCTCTGGCTCCTATGAGCAATTGGGGATTGGCGGGGGCAGCATCATATTCAGGATTGGTGTTACCCAGAAAGCCACGCTCGACGCCAACGGCAATTTTCTTGTTATTTCCTCGGCTGGCCTTGGATACGGAACTGGCGCAGGCGGAACGGTCACGCAGGCCACGTCGCGCACCACCGCTGTCACCCTTAACAAACCATGCGGCGCGATCACGCTGGTTTCGGCGGCGGGTTCCACAAGCTGGCAATCGTTCACGGTCAACAATTCTCTTGTGGCGGCAACCGATACGATCATGGTCAACCAGAAATCCGGCACGGACAAATATATGATCCATGTGACGGCTGTTGCGGCTGGGTCTTTCCAGATCCGCTTCGCGACCATGAGTGGCACCACGACCGAACAGCCTGTTTTCAACTTCGCGATTTGCAAGGCCGTCACGTCATGATGATATCTCTCTTTCCCCCAACCTTCGTCCGCACATGGAAGCCCGGCGCCAACGCAGGCAACAATCCGCTGCGCATCTGGATCGCAGAGCATGTCGCACAGTCCGAATATTGGGCCGCTGTCCTTGCACAGGAGCGCTACGAATGGGGCTTCAAGTGGATGGTCGGCATCCTGCCCGCGCTCTTCATGGAACGCTGGATCGAGCCGATGGGGCACGCGGTCGAGGCGCGAGTTGCGGCCGATTATTACGGGGCTGACTTTGCCGCCTATGAGGCGCGGGAAGCGGTGTCTCTTGGCAGTTACGGCTCGTTTCGCGGGCA